ACAGGACAATATAGTCAGAATTTTTCTAGCAGTATGGGTAACAGTGTGTATGCCGCAACTATGTGTTCTCATCAGGAATCAGCGGGTGTTGGTAGCTTGGGACATCCAAGTGCAGGAAGTTTTACTAACGCTTCAGATGGCAGAAACGGCATGACAACAAGTGCGTTTCGGATGCGCTATCACAATACAGACGCAAGTCCGGGGACACGAGAGCAGGAAATTTGTCTGCAAGTAATTCACGGAGACCTCGCCTAATGCAGACACCTGAGTTTAAAGGCACACATCTCTGGGATAGGCTAGGCTGGGCAAAGCAAAACCTTGAAGGTGTGCAATCAGACTACCGTGTTGTCTACGAAGACAGCGTGGACGAGTGCGCCAAGATACTTGTGCCTGACCCTAACTGGATGGCGTGTGCATTACAGGGCGGTATCCTGCCGCCAGTGTGGGTGTATTGGGAACTGGCAAAGGACGAAGCCCAGCCTGACTTCAAGAAGCACACTCGTGGCTACCTGTTGCACATAACAGAGCCAATGCCAGCAATGACTGAAGAAGAAGCCATTGAGTATTTAATTATGAAAGATGTACCACAAGATGTGTGGCGCAACTGGAACACGGGCAACAAGCCCAAGATGGTTATCTGTCGTAAAGAACAGCTACCAGCTACACGCGAATGGCGAAATGCGTGGAAGATAAGTGAAGAAGTCGCCGTAGACATGGCAGCATAAAGGAGTTTAGAGATGCCTGAAGTTTATATCGTAGACAAGGATGGTAATCAAGCAGATGCCGCAAATGTTACCATGCCTTCTGACCGTCACTTTCGTGGCGCATGGTCACTGTCTGGTTCTGTAATCAGCGAAGACATGACAGCGGCAAAAGAAATCTTCCGTGATAAGGTACGTGAGGTTCGTAAACCTCTGCTTGAAGCAGAAGATGTTGTGTACATGAAAGCAATGGAAGCGGATGATGCTTCGGCTAAAGCCGCATCAGTTGCAAAGAAAACCAGTCTTCGTGACGCACCTGCCGCTGCTGCTATTGATGCCGCAACAGATATTGCAAGCCTCAAGGCTGCATGGAATGCTGACCTGCTTGGCGCAAGCCCATACGCATAAGGGGTTTTGCAATGGAAATGGCTGAACTCGTTGATGTACTGTTAGGCTTGGTCATAGCAGGTGGTGGCTTTTGGGTTACTACTATGGCTAAAGAAGTCAAGCGTCTTGAAATATTACTGAACAAGACACGTGAAGACTATGCAACCAAGTTTGAATTGCGTGATGATATGAGGCAGGTCATGGATGCATTGCATCGTGTTGAAGATAAGCTAGACAAAGTATTGAGTAGGGAATAAGGTATGGCAATGTTCAAAGCATTTAAACCTAGTGGCATGGAGAAGATTGCACGTGCCATGGGTTATCAAGGCAATATGCAGGGCTTTCAAGATTACCTTGCTCAAGACCCTATGCGTCAACAGCAGATGCAACAGTATCAATTTAAAGCAATGCAGATGGCTAAAGGTGGTGTAGTTAAGATGCGAAGTGGCGGTGCGATGGTATCTGGTCAACCAAATGCACAGTTTGTCGCCACGCCGACTGGTGGTACTCTTCCTGCTAACAATCCAAATTATATTCAACCGGGTTTTAATGACCCAAACACTGGTACTGTAGCACAGGGTACACAACAACAACAAGTAGACACACCTGCTGCACAAACAGAAACACCAGACAATATTGGTGAATCTACTGTACAACGTATGTACCAGCCGGGATTGCCAGCGGGTGGTGTAACACAAGCAGCACTTACTCCTACTGAAGCAGGGCAGTATGTACAACCCGGTGCTGGTACAGTGACTGGTGCAGTTGCAGTGCCTACAGCTATGGCTGCAACACAACAAGCTGCTGCCCCACAAGAACAGCAAGCAAATATCATGGAAGCTGCACAAGCCGCACCAGCCGTTGATGCAGCTATGAATGCTACACAGGCAGCACAAGGTACTGTAGACCCCCGTGCGCAGGTCACAGCGGCCCAGCAAACAGCATCCAGTGTGGGGGACTTGACAGCAGCGCAAGGAAATGCTACACTAATAGATAATCCTGTCCAACGTGAAATTCAGCAGGGTGAACTTATCAGTGGTGCAGCGGCAGACGCTACTAAGGCTGCACAGTTTACAGAACAAATTCAAGCAGCAGAAGCTACACCAACTAGTCAGGCTACTGTACAAGGTCAACTAGAAGGTTTGATGCAACAGTTTGAGGGTGGAGCAACACCTCCTTGGGCATCAGGTGCAATGAGAGCAGCAATGTCTGCTATGTCTTCACGTGGTCTAG